TTGTTATTTTGTTTATTTTTGAAATGTCAATGTAAAAGTAAAATACTTTATTGACAACAAATGAAAATATTTCAAGATTTTTTATAACAATTCATTAATGAATTGTATGGATTCATTAATGAATTGTTATTTTATTTATTTTTGAAATGTCAATGTAAAAGTAAAATACTTTATTGACAACAAATGAAAATATTTCAAGATTTTTTATAACAATTCATTAATGAATTGTATGGATTCATTAATGAATTGTTATTTTGTTTATTTTTGAAATGTCAATGTAAAAGTAAAATACTTTATTGACAACAAATGAAAATATTTCAAGATTTTTTATAACAATTCATTAATGAATTGTATGGATTCATTAATGAATCGTTTGTTTTTTATACATTTCATTAATGAATTGTTATGAATAGATTTTGATTTTTTGTAATAATCTATTTTCGATATGAGAAAATATGTAAAAACTATAAGTGTAAATATAAATATTAAAAATTATATTGATATGTTATATGGAATTCAACGAATTTAAAGAAATAATAAACCCTTTAGATAAATTAAAAAATAGACCCATACCAAAAAAGAACACTTCAACTACAATTTATCTTCAACCACAAAACATAGATTTAAATAATACGGATGATAAAAAGATCGTAAAGGCAGAATGCAAGTTTATTGATAAACGCAACGAAATTAAAATAAATAGACAAGACATTTTGAAAAACATACAAAAAGGTCGAACATTACAACAAAATATATATACAAAAAAAATCGAACCAGAAATACCCCAAACAATAAATAAGATAACAATGAAACCGTCCAATAAAGAAATAATTGAGTCTGACGATTCAGATTCATTGTCGAATTCATCGTCCGATACAGAATCATCAGATTCAGAGGAAGAACCTCCCATTGAAACTCAACCAATCAAAATTGTTGAAAATCAACAACTCAAAGGCGACGATAAAACAAGTAATAAACCAACATCAAAGAAAATAACAAGAAAAAGGCGAGAAAAAATGGATAATATAAAAGAAGATGCCAAAGTTAAAGACGAAGAAGAAAAGGACAAAATAAAGGAGGAAGAAGACAAAGATGAAGTGTCCTTGAAAGATGTTATTTTAAAGAGAGAAGATGGTAAAAATACTGAACCTTTCACGCCAACCGATTTGATTGAAGGCATACCCAAGAGAGAACCGATCAATATAAAAACCTCAAATTACTATTTGAATAACCGAAAACTCTTTATCGAAAAGTTGGAAAACCTCTTTGATTATTACAAGAAAAATACAAATTTCCCCGAATCGAATAATGCCGAAGAAAACGAATTGCTTTTACACCAAAGAATCGCCCGTGAATATTTAAATGTGCATACTCCCTATCGCGGTCTACTTTTGTATTTTGGTTTAGGAACAGGGAAATCGGCAACTGCTGTAGCGATTGCAGAAGGACTAAAGAGCAATAAACAGATTTTTCTAATGATACCTGCTTCTCTCGAAACAAATTTTATTAATGAAATCAAAAAATTCGGCGACCCCATTTATAAAAAACGGCAACATTGGGTGTTTTATTCAACCAATGGACAAGAACAAAATATTAACTTTATTTCAGAAATGCTTTCGTTGCCACGATCATATATCAAAAAAAACAAGGGCGCATGGTTTATGGATATTCGGGAAGAATCCAACTATGATTCTCTCGATACAAATAAAAAAAATCAGATTGATGACCAACTTACTGAAATGATTAAATCAAAATACTATCAAATTAACTATAATGCAAATAACTTAAAACAAAAGATTCAAGATTTATCAAAAAACAATACAGTCAACCCATTTGATAACTCCGTTGTTATTATTGACGAAGCACATAAATTAATAAGTATGATTGTGAATCGAATAAATAAAATGAGTAACAAAAAAGTCCAAAATCAACAATCCCAAGCGGTAACAATAAAAATATACAATTATTTAATGACTGCATCAAATTGTCGTGTTATTTTGTTGACTGGAACTCCTGTAGTGAATTATCCGAATGAAATCGCAGTATTATTCAACATGTTGCGCGGTTCAATCAAAACGTGGAATATTGATATTAATAATGACAACAAAAAAATAACACGAGATTACTTGTTGGATTTATTTTATAAAAACAATATACTAACGTATGATTACATCAATGTTTCCAGTGGGAAAATACAAATTACACGCAATCCTTTCGGATTCATCAACCAATATAGTGAAAATACAAAGAAAAATGGTGGGAAAAGTGGGAAAAGTGGGAAAAATGTTTCGCGAAAAAGCAAACGCAAAATAAACACCACACGAAAGGTCATGGGAGGAAAAGGAGAATTTGAAAAATACCAAGGAGTCACATATGATGACACGGGAAACATTACAGATTCCGATTTTGAGAGAAATATAATATCGGTATTGACAAAAAACAATATACAAGTATATGGTTCTCCCGTCATCGAACTAAATAAAGCCCTTCCCGATAATTTGGACGATTTTAAAGAAAAATTTCTGAATATGTCAAATGTGGAAAACCCGAAATTCAAAGATAACCAAGACCTCATTTTCATCAAACGAATTTTGGGATTATCTTATTTCTATAGTGTATCAAATACCGACCCCAATTTACCCGAACTCATTGACGCAGATACGGATCTTTTTCATATACAATACTGTCCAATGAGCGATTACCAATTCACTGTGTATAGTGAATACCGAAAAGAAGAAGTAAAACAGCAAAAGAATGCAATGACAAATAAAATGAAAAGAAAAGAGGATGATATTTATGAAGTTTCGAGCACCTATCGTGTGTATTCGCGGGCATCGTGCAACTTTGCGTTTCCAATGCCTCCGGGAAGACCCTTTCCTTCCAAAAAAGGGGCAAAAACAAGTGAAGGTGATGAGGTGGATGAAGACGAAGTGGACGGTGAAATAGCAAATGCAACCGATTTAATAGCCGAAGGAGAGAATATAGTTGTTGAAGAATCATACAAGGCACGAATAGCGACGGCACTCGTCTATCTGAAAACAAACGAAAATAGAATATTTAGTGCGGAAAATACCGACGGTTTGCAAATGTATAGTCCAAAGTTTCTCAGAATTTTACAAAACATTATGGACCCTGATAATATTGGGTTGCATCTTCTTTATAGTCAATTCCGAACATTGGAAGGTATCGGTATTTTCCAAAACGTTTTAGAACAGAATGGATTCGTCCAGTTTAAATTGAAACGAGGCCAAGGGAATGAATGGTCGATTGAACCATTGTCTCCCGGAAAACAAACCTACATTTTGTATACTGGAACGGAAGAACCGGATGAAAAAGAATTACTAAGAAATATCTATAATGGAGATTGGGAGAATATTCCCCGAAATTTAAAAGACGAACTTTTGAAAAAAGCGTCCAATAATTTGTATGGTGAAATCATCAAAGTAATGATGATTACAAGTGGCGCGGCGGAAGGTATCAATCTACGAAATACGCGATTTGTCCACTTGATGGAACCCTATTGGCACATGGTTCGTTTGCAACAAGTCATTGGGAGAGCTCGGCGGTTTCAAAGTCATCTTGCACTTCCTAAAAAATACCAAAATGTAAAAGTTTTTCTATATTTAACCAGTTTTAGTGAAGACCAAATATACAAAATTAATAATACTGTGGGCGAAGGTGAATTAAAAGCCACCGATATTTCAAAGAGAGAACCCTTTTCATTATTTACAACCGACCAAACTTTGTTTGAAATGTCGGAGATTAAACTGAAAATTACCAATGAAATATTGAATGCGATTAAATCATCTTCTCTCGAATGTAAAGTAAATCATAAAGTCGGGGACTCTTATACTTGTTATGATTTCGGAAATGTTTCAACCAATGAATTTGCCTTTAAACCGACGATTGATGAGGATATTTTGGAACGGGGAGAAGACAAAAAACAGGGGCGAGTTGCAATTAAACTCCAAGTCAAGGGAACTGATTACTACGCCTATAAAGATGAAAAGGAAAACCCAGATATTACCAAATACAACATTTATTCGGATACTCGGCTGAAAAACGTTGAGGGAACATACGACAAACTTTTGAAAAAAGTAGTTTTGAAATAGATTGTGGTTCTTTGTTTCTTATCTTATTGTATAAGAAGAATGTTTGAAAACCCAATTCGAGAGAAACACCAAATAAGTGGATAGACTGATACCCGAACTCATCAATAACAGTTTGAAGGATTTTGTAAATCCAGATTCACCAATTGCCATACTGGTTATAAACAATAGGACGGAAGATGGTAGAAATGCACAGAGAAACGGGTAGATGTCTGTATCTTTACGATTTTCGTTTATCCACGTTCCCAGCCATATAGATAAGAATAAAAAGATGCTAAATATCAAAAGAGAACTATCGAAATTATTGAAAATAACATCTCGGAAAATAAAAGAGAAAAAAATCAATAACAAAACAATGATTTGAGAGACAATATACAAATTCTTAACCCGATCGATTACAACCCTTTTATCGGCTGATAATTTAATGGGTTCAGAAGATTTGACATATATGGAATGCAATTTCATTACAGAAAGTGCAATTAAAAATATAGAAACTAATAATAATGAACTTATCGCAATTAATACATATTCTGATAATCCAAAATTGGAGAAACGATTGAATAAAACCACATTTTCACCGAAATTCCAGAGAAAGAAAAGCAAAAATCCAATCCATTCTGTATTTGAATAATGCACCAGAATAATATTGAATATAAACGTCAAAATTATTACTATATTGATTAAAAAGACATCAACCACCATATACTATATATAAACATTTGATTTGTTATCGGTTTTCGTTTGTTTTCAGTGTCTATTATTTATTCTTTTACTTTTTGTTTTTACTTTTTTGTTTGATACTTTTCTGTTTGATGCTTTTTTGTTTGATGCTTTTTTGTTTGATGCTTTTTTGTTTGATACTTTTTTGTTTGATACTTTTTTGTTTGATACTTTTTTGTTTTATTTTCAGTTTTCTTGTTTTTCTTCCACCACTATATTCAAAATCGTCAGCTTCCAAATCAAATGCATCTCCTGTTTCTTCTACCTTTTTATCAATCAGTTCTTTTGTCTCTGTTGAAGTATTTGGAAATTTTGATAATAGAAACTGTTTCAAATCTTCTAATTTACTCTCCTTTGTTGCTGTCTCAGGAAATCGTTGGTCTTCTCTCGAATGGAACTTGAACCATTCTAAAACGTAATCGTTAATCAATGATGGATTGGAATGAATAATGGCAACCAGTTTTTGGTATTCTTCTATCTTCTTTCCTTTTCCTACAATCGATGCGGGCTCGAGAGATAATACCAAACGTTCAATGATTCCTCCAACACATGACATTGCTTCTGTTCCTTCTCCATTATAGGCATTCAAACAGTCGTAGAGAAAACTATTTACGTAAAGATCAATGAATTCATTGTTTTGTTTTCCGACATATTCAAGAACATAAAAAATGGTTTCAAGTTTTACAGGCGATTCATCGGAATAGTCATACTTTTTTAATCTGTTTTGCATGAGTGTTTCAAGGCCATTCAACATCTTGTTTTTAGCATCTTTAATACTTATTTCTTGAATAAATCGTTGTAAACGCGTTTCAATAAAATGGGCAACAACATTCTTTTTTTTGAAAACGGCACGATAGGGTTCTATGACATAATTCTTGAAAAAAACAACAAGTTCATAAAAATTAATCTTTGATGAAGCACGATGAGCTTGCATGGGGTCAACTTGTGCTTGTATTGGAATCCTTGTTGTAAAAGGAAAAGGCTCACCTGCGTTTACGAAAAAGTCTTCGATGTAATCCCTGATATCAATATCAAGTTCCAGAAAATTATCTTGTAATTGAAAATCAGTGATGGGATTATCTTCAATACCTAAAAAAGTGAGAGATATAGGAAAAATAGGAAATTGAGTTAATCGATTCCTATTTAAGTCTAAATTTTCTAAATTAGGACAAGGTGTTAAATCCAAATTTGTTAATTGATTAACCGAACAGTCTAATGTTTGTAAATTCGGACAAGGCGATAAATCTAAATTATTTAATTTATTATTATGACAGTCTAATATTACTAACTTTAAACAATTCGTTAGATCCAAATTTGTTAATTGATTTCTACCACAGTTGAATGATAGTAATTTTGAACAAGGTAATAAATTTAAAATTGTTAATTGATTTTTACCACAATGTAATATTTGTAAATTAGGACAAGGTGATAAATCCAATTCAATTAACTTACAGTTTTCACAATGTAAAACTGTTAATTTCGGGCAATGTGATAAATCTAACTTTGTTATTCCCGTTTCGTATAATACCAACTTTTCTAAATCTGGATATCCAGAAAGATCCAATGTTGTTATATTCATGTTTTTCTCAATCTTAAGTGTTTTTGTTGAATCTCCACCTTTTTTCGACTTCATATAGAGATAGAGAGAAAGTTAGTTAAATTTAACGACTATATTGACAAACTCCTTTTTCAGAGACCTTACTGCAGAAATACTCAGTTCCTGTCTTTTTTTACGTGTTTTATTATTGGGATCCGTATTATCATTCAACCGTTTCTTCAAACTACTTGCACTTGTGCTGTTACGGTTATTCATATCTTGTAAAATCTCATCATAGTGTGCATCAATATATTCCAAAATCTTGTTTTCAATGACCCATTTAAAACAATTCAACTGGGCAATGGTTGATTGTAAATAGAGCGATTTTTCTTTATCATACAATATATCTGTTCGGTCATGACGACAAAAAATGTCGAATCGTTTTTTACTGAAACTTTTCAGTTTCAATTTATATTGGTCGTGCACTTTGAAACGCATCATTTCATCTGCGTTTTTATTGACGGGTAATTCATAAATGGTATAACAATGTTTGGAATAGTTTGTAATAAACCAATCTATAATTCTTAGCGAAATACGTGATTCACCATTTATAATAGACATCATTTGTTTCAACTTGTCGTTGTCTTCGTAAAATTCCATTAAAGATGTTAATAATACGTCATTTTGTGTTTGGGCAATGGCAAAAGACATTTTACAATATAGATAATAAAAAAGTTGTTGAAAATTGTTTATATCATTATTGTTTGGTGTATATATTATTGAAAGAAGGAAGGAGTTTTTTGCAAAAAAAGGGAAAGAGATGTGGGTTAATACAAAGTGCCCTACAAAATTGAAATTTATTGAAATTATTATTTATTTTCAAAATTAAAATGCTATACTACTTTCACAATATTCTAAACCGAGAAACCGAAAGTGTTTTACTGCCAAACGATTTTCATAATTTCAATCAAATTATTAAAATAACTTCCATCAAAGATATAATTGTGGAACAGAATTGGAATTTAAACGAGATTATAACAATTATACCCATGTATGATTTTCAATTGAAATATGTGTATGTTGGCGGGACACTCATCGGGCAATACGAAGAAACCGAAATTATTACCGAATCAAGAGAGTTTATTAATGAGTATATTCAAGAAATGAAAAAACGTCAAGAATATGATGATGGGTGTTATCATTTACATGAGAATTTCTCTTGGGAAAATGGTGGATTATTTGAATGTACAATGTGTGAAAATTTACGCAATACACTCAATGAAAACATCTGTCCACCAAATATACTAAAATAGAGGCGCCTAAAAGTTCCTTTTATTTCCTTAATATGTGAATAATTTCATCTTTACAATTTTCTAAATAAACATTGTTTCCACAAGCTCTGCACTTTTGTTTTATTTTATTATTTTTACATTTCAAGTTTATCTCTGGTTTATCACATTTAATGCAGAGTAAATAATTTTGAATGAATGTATATGCAATATCTTTGATATTTGGATACTCTCCTTGTAAATAATAATCACCGTTTTTATTGATACCCACTTTACAAGATAACATTTTACCCATTATTTTTATTAATATTTTTTTATCAAACATCAACTCATCGCAAAAGCTTTCAAAATTATCCAAAATAGTTATGTATATTCCCATTCTCAATACAAGAGAGAATTTCATCGGTTCAATTTGATATCTATAATGATCATCGAATAATACAGATTCGTCGCTGGTTAGATATAGTTTATTATTTTGCTCCATTTTCCATTTATTGAAATAAATAATAATTTCAATAAATTTCAATTTTGTTAACCTATCATTTCCAAGCCTAAAAAATAACGCCCGAGTTGCGCGCTTCGATTAGGTGAGGCGGAGAAACATTATTTTCAACATATACTCCACTATCAATCAAATACTGTGTATATTGAACACCTCCCCAGTTTGTATCCAATGGATTGGGACTTTTAACTGCATCTTCCGTTGAATCGTGTATTTTGTCTAATTCAGTATATTTACCAACAAAGAGATTGATTGGGTCAAATCCAGCATAATTCCCTTGATTAAAAGGTGGATTGTCTCGACTTGCATCAAGCACCGGCCCCGGTTTATCTGGTGTGTATGATGCTACTTGATTGATTGCATCATTCAACGAACCTGGTTGTAAATAGAGTGTAGGACACATAGTATTCTGTTGTGTATATTTTATATATTCGTCTAAATTATTAAACTTCAGAGGGTTTTTATCGCCCTTTGGTTGTTTAGTGTCAAACAAGAGTAATTCACTTCCTTCTTGAACGAGGATAGTTGGGCACGTTTGTTCTTTTTTAAATATTGTATCATTTAATCCGAAAAATGTCTCGATTCGTTTGGTCGAATAAACATACAATCCCAAAAAAAATAATAATATTAGTGCTGATAAAATATACGGCCTTGATGTTTTCATATCACTATAGTGTTGTGTGAGAGAAAAAAACATATTGTTTTTGTTTTTGTTTTTGTTTTTGTTTTTGTTTTTGTTTTTGTTTTTGTTTTTGTTTTTGTTTTTGTTTTTGTTTTTGTTTTTGTTTTTGTTTTTGTTTTTGTTTTTGTTTTTGTTTTTGTTCGCTTGTCCCATTTCACAAGTTTTTTTGCTTCGCTTAAGAAATCTTCAGTGGTATAAAGTTGGTTCCTTTACTTTAGGGCATGCATTTTTTTAAAACACCTCTTTTCCGAGTGTCCTTTTTCTTTGCAGAATCGGCAAGTCACTTCACCCAATACTGGACAATACTTCTTTATGTGTCCGTCTCTGTGACAATACGCACATTTCTCTTCGTCTTGGTATGTTGATACGCATCGCGTAGTCGTGTGTCCCAGTTCTCCACAACGACCACACTTTGTTGACAACAACACTGGACATATTATCAATGCCGTTTCTTCCGTTTTTCCCGATTCTCTGAACCAATGTCCTTCCTTCTTGCAATACACGCAAAACTCTGTCATAAATGTTAGTTCGGTTGTCATTTTCTTTTTTGCTCCTCGTTCTGTTTATCAAAAAATTTCAATTTTTCCTTATTTTTTTATCTTACAGATAAAGCTAAAACGATAGAGAAACAACTTTATTACTTCATAAATGGTGGCAATATTAACAATTCTTCATTATATTTTCTGATATTTTCTATTGTCACTTCAAAATCATAGATAAACGGATTATTGTCACAAACTAAGTTTTTTAATGAGTCAGGGAGATTTGGCAGAAGAATCAATTGATTACCACAACAATATAAATTTTGTAATGCGGGCGTCATTTCATAAAGATTATCCAATTGTGTTATTTGATTACAAGAACATCCTAAAACTTGTAATGTGGGAGGGAGATTTGTCAGAAGAATCAATTGATTATCACTACACCATAATATTCGTAATGTGGGCGTCATTTCAAGGAGATTTGGCAATTGTGTTATTTGATTATTAGAACAATCTAATTCGTGTAAATTTGTATATGCTGTTAAATCTGGCAACTGTGTTAGACCTCTGTATGATAAATTCAGATATGTTATTTTAGAAAAATCTGTTATTTTAGAAAAATCTGTTATTTTAGAAAAATCTGTTATTTTAGAATAAATGATTCCCATTGTTGATTGTATTTATTCAATTAAAAAATACAATTATGTTTTTCAATTTTTACATCTAAATCTAAAACCCAACATTAAAGTCATCGTCGCCACATATATTTATCATGTTTCCTTGTTTAATATTATTAATATCATTGGTTATCATTATGTTGTCGAACGCGCATTTATCATCATCGTAATTTCCCAATGCCTTTTCAATTTCTTCGCCCCGATTCGTTTGAATCAATTCCTTCTCACTCGTCAATTTATTCAAATCCAACAAAACATTAAACGAATTTGTCCCATAATAACCGTATTGACCGCACATGACATTCGCAGAAATTCCGCACATATGATCCAAATTCGCGTGTCTGGCAGCGTCCAACAATACTTCTGTATGAACTTCAAACGACGCTTTCGCAATGGGGCCGATGTCGTCATTCAATATACCCGTTCTATAAATCGGCGTCATTTCTTGGGTGCAAGTCATACGATCCGCCAACAAACTCAAATGATGGTGATTAATATATACACCACTGAAATTCATGACATCATAGAATTCATTGTAAATCATCTGTCGGGCGCCTTCGATTCCCAAGACATCATACACTTCTTTAATGTCATTGCTAAAGGTTTGGGTCTTGTCGATGAAATCAAGGGACAAAGTATCCAGTAAATTCGTCCCCGTCGTGTCCAAAATCCAAACGTCTTTTTGAATAATCGCATCGGGTTTATCATTCAACAATACGAAATTTCCGTCCCGCTTACTAACATAGGATGTTGCCATTTTTCGCGGAATGACATTTTCCACCCCCGTAACTCCACGTAGGACTATATTGTTCAAAAGTGAATCTTGGAAATTCTTTAGCAAGTAAATTTCATCCGATTGGTCGAGTGATTTGGCAACTCCCTTTTTCATCTTTTTGAATATACTTGAATTCACTCTTATCCGAAAGACCAGATTTTCCATATTGTAATCGGAAAAGACACAATCAATGTTTGAACCTTCGTGGCTATTTTTTATCGCGAAATGCACATCATCCATCGTAATGTTTTTATCCAACATAATCTCTCGATTCATTACAATACGAACCACCCATTTTGATTTATTCTGTATATTGAGGTCTTCAACACCTGCGTCTTGTGTCAGCATCTGTCTCTCGAATTCGTAAAATTGGCGGAGCAATAATTCGTCCGTCGGTATATTGGAGTGATCGTCGGAGGGGTCGAAACAAATTTGCATGGATTCCACAATATCAACCAGTCGTGTATGTTCTATAATGGTTGAAAAGTATTTCGCCTTTTCCTGACTCTCTCGGTCCATTTCTCTCAAACAAATTGTCATGGACGGATTTTTCGGATTCTTGGTAAGTCGTAAAATCTCCTCAATTCTTGGAACTCCGCGGGTCACATTGGATTTGCTGGAAACGCCGCTCAAATGAAAAGTATCGTAACAATTAACACCATTATAGCAATCAAATGTTCGTGTGTCTTCCACAGTTAAATCATAAGCGTAAGCAGTTGTATTTGGGACATCTTCAATTGAAACGATTTCATCAAATATCAAATCTTTACATAAATCCTTGCGTGGAACCATTTCCAGTTTTCCATCAATATAGTGTGGTATTGACAAATAATCTTTATCCACATTGTATTTGAATACTGTATCATTGAGTAGTTTATCTAATTTAGCTTGTTTGTCTTTTAGTTTTAAATCCAGTAGAGATGCAAGTATTTTCGCTTGCTTATTTCTGATTACTATTTGAAATGCTTGCTTCAAATTTGTGGAACCCCGATTATTTGTTTCTTGTTTCTTCAATTTATGGATGTTGGAAATAACTCCCAGATTTCTTAAGATAACTTGGACGTCCAAGAGTAAATTATACGACACCGAAACACAGGATATATATTCACATCTTTCGGACACAACTAAACCAGATTCATCCTTTACGATTTTTCGATGAACGCAACCATCGCCTCCAATATAGGCATCTAAAAACCCCAATTGACAACTCCGATTCGAAAATACTATTTCATCATTGATGAACTTATTATGACTTAGTTTTCCACAAAAGGCCGACAAAATACGGCAGAGAATTGTGTTGTATATACGTAAATCTTGACTTGTCCATCCTTGTTGGCATTTATTTTCGTGTCGGTAAATCTTTGTTGTCAAGTTATGTTTTAAACACCATCTCTCGATGGGTTCAAAGTAATCACTATCGTTATTTGCAATCGATACTTGATGTTTTGTCATACAACCTTCAGCACAATATGCACCCAGTAAATAACCGAAATCATAATCCAGTTCAATATTTTCGGGAATTTGATAATTACACATATTTGATAATTTCATGTAGACATTTCCGGGTTTAATGTTTTGATGAGTTTGATTACATTTAATGAGTCTATATAATGAATCACTATGGGTATGAGGAACCACGAAATGTTTATTCGCGTATTTTTTCCACCAAAAGTTTTCCTTGCAAACGTGGCTTGCTTTCTCTAATTCGTCACCATAGACATATTCTGTTGGGGGTAAGATTTCGCGGAGATTGATTATGTTGTTGTTAATTGTATTGTCAATTGTATCAAAAGGTCGAATTGAACATGGGAGGTAATCACCGACTTTCAAATCTTTACCATTGACTGGTTGAATTTCACCATTGACATATTGCAACAACGATTTTGCTTTAGTGACGTTGATTTCACGACACCCCTTTGTTGTAATTTTCAACATTGTGTTTGTGCCATCTTCGTTCACAACCGGATGTCTTGTGACTGCTTCTATTCTTCTCCACACTGTCTCTCCCTTGACATTTGAACCCGGAACTTCCCAATATCCATTCAATTCCGCATATGTTGTATCTTTGTCTTGCATGTAATCCACTGCCTTGGACTGTTTGATATGTGTTTCAACAAAATCGCCAATTTTCACTTTTTTCATATTTCCAGTGTTGTTTTTAACAACAATCTCTGTTTCATATGTTACTGAATTTAATGTATTATGAATTATGACACCATAATCAGTCATAAATGTTTGATTGGATGGAACAGTAAAATCATACACATAATCGGTTTGTGTGGGACTGTATACGTCAATACTGACAATTTCATCCCAAATGACATCTGATTGTGATGCTTGTTTCAAAATAGACAATTCTTTAAAAATGTTATCCGCATCAGGGTGTGATTCGAATATTTCAATATATTTCTGTAATGTTCTGCGTCCGATGGGAATACCCGCATCTTCCTTTTTCGCCCATCGTCCATAATTACGAGATTGTCCCGGTAATTTGAGTGTCAAACCACATTTTGCTACAATATAACCTAATCCTTCGATTTTATCAATATCATCCGATAAACTATGAGCGTTGTCTCTTTCATAATAATCCACCAAGGATTGTAGTTTATCTTTGTGTAATTCTGAACCAATATGTTTTTGGTATAATTTACTATATCTGGCGGACATTGCCAGATTATAGTAATTCGCACCATTTCTGTAATTGGACTTTAATGAACCGAAAATACCGAAATAATTGAGAAGCAAAGAAACATCTTTGATAAGTTGTTCGCTACGACTGCATACACGGATTTGGTGGTGCTGTGCGTCTTGCATAAAATTTCCATCTCCGTCAAAATACGATTGGATAAGTCCCGCTTTAAATTCACTGGGTGCCAAGAATGCAAAATCGGGGACAACTTTTATGAATGAACCCGTTCCACAGGTTTTGTAAATGAAATCCGCCAAAGGTTTGCAGGAAAATATAGTTTCAACACCGGGGTAAGACTTGGCACTTCCCAGAATATGTTTATTTGTTTCTCTTACTTGACATTGTCTTCCAAACAAAGATGCTATTTTTTTGGTATTTTCAACAAAGTATGGAGATTTGTTTGTTATTTTTATTGAACCATTACGTAAGCCATTCGTTTCTCTATTTCTTGCCAAATTTCCTTCCGCCAAATATGCACCAAAGAACCACCCCCATAAATAGTTCAATTCAAATATCTGTTCGCCAATGGTAAATGTCTTTTGAATGAATCTATCATTTTCAATGAATTTCGCTACGGGAATACGCATTCCCACTTTCATGTCTGCGCCCACAATCGGTTCCACAGTTTGGTTTCGACGAACCAAATGTGAATGACTGGTTGTTGTTTCAACGGTTCGACCACTTCTTGTTGTTACTTTCATGATATCTCCATTCACTATATGACGACTGATGTGTGAAATTTTATTCCAGTGCGTCTTTTCTTCTTTATCTACACCAACAATATAGTATTCATCTTCCAGTGGTTCCAGTAAAGTTTCCACACTGTCTTGGTGTCCCGTAGGGAACGTCCAATCGGGGAATTTCTCGATAATCCTATCGCAAAATGTCCCCACTTCCAATGACTCCAGTGTGATTTTTCCAGAATTTTTATTTTGTTTTATTACCTTGTGTCGAGTGGTTTTTAGTTCACAAAGTTGAGTTGTCGGCTCGCCCAAACTCTGACCTGCAACAATGCCAACCATTTCACCCGGATGAACCACCGATTGTTTATATTTCAGAAAGATGGTTTCGAGCAAAAGTGTCAGTGCTTTCTTGTGAAACCGCTTCTTGACGAGAATATTCTTCGGAGACAAGTGATAATAGTAAAGCACTTTGAATAAATCCGTCGGCGGTGAATAATAGATATTCTCCAGTTTTCTATAATACTCGTCCACCAATTGGAGTGCTTCCAAGGGGGTAATATCCACTACATGATTCGTGGTAATATCGAGTTGTCCCTGAATGTTCGAAATCAAATGGGTAAATCCAATGGCACACGTCACTTGGTCTTCATTCTTGTTCTTAAAGACTTTTACGACTAAATCGTCGCGTGCGTCAATCATCATATCAATCAATTCTTTGCATCGTTTGCGTGCATCTGCCGTCTGTTTTTTACATCTGGAAACGGTGCCTTTTGAATACACCAACAACATACTGCTTTCCAATTTCTCTTCCGTCTCAATATCCACATCTCCCTTTTCCACATTGACGCCCAAAATCTGATAATGCGAATAGATTTCTGTAAGGGTCTGCGAAACCAGAGGAATGCCTTGAGATTCTACCTTGGCGGAATCGAACCCGTCCCCACCATAGCGAAATTGCACGATTTTTCCGTTACTATTACGAACCGTCATGTCGTATTCCACCTTTAAATCTTCCAAGCCTTTGATGAGTCGTCGCTGGATATATCCTGTAGTGCTCGTATCGCGAACTTGGAGACCATTCGCTAAACCGAAATTTAATGTTGTTGGTATAGTCAGGTCGTATACTTTTGGATGGTCTTTGACATCGACCAGATTAATTTCTATAATTTCGTCCAAGACAATATCATTATATGTTTCGTAATTTCTGTGTTTCTCTTTCCATTCAATTGACTTCATTTTTTTATTTTTGTTTTCTTCTAATAGTGAAACTGTTTCGGAGAATTTTCTCCCCCATTGAGAACGAATTGACAAACGATATGTTGGTTGAATATTTTGTGTCTTGAAATTATTTGATTTCAACTGTGTTTTGAACATTTTTCCAAAAATACCCAATCTTGAACATAACATTGTTATTCCTTCAATTAATCTATATGATGCAGAGCCTGCTTCAATTGAGTTTTTTGAGATTGTCCCATCTCCAGAAAAATATCCATTCAATAGCCCTATAATAAACTCATTCTTTGCAATAAATGCTTCGGTTGGAACAAACTTGTTTTTAGCACCTGACCCTACAAATTTAGTTAAGAATGTTGATAATATTGAAGAGTTTCCAATAATTGACGTCGATGTTCCGCCAATTTTATTTATTTTCGTTTTTTCATTCCATGAAATAGAATGTTTATCAAACCACAATTTCACAAAAGTCTTTATATTTTCATTGAGATTTGTAATATTTACAGTTCGTTTAGACGCATTGCCTTCTGCTAAAAACAAACCAATAAATATGCCATTCTCTTCATTCATTTCTAAATACTCTGGTATCATTGTTTCTTTTCGGTGTGCGTGATATGGATAAATAAAACCAGATTTTATGTTATCTAAACTGCGAATAGATGTTCTCTGTAAAGATGATTTTTTATTATATGGTAATGTAAAATGAATATTATTATTTTCATTCCACCATCCGCTTGGTATTTTACTTCTATCAAACATTTTATCATTCATCATTTTTAAAGCTTTATTGTAATCTGTTCCATAAATGAAATCATTTTTTGATAAATATAATGACATATCTATTTTTTCCATAATACTTGGCGGTTCACATAATTGACCCGTCACTGGAACACAATCACCCACCACAATTTCGGGTGTCAATGTTTCCACCAATTTCTTGGTTTTCGAATTCCAAATCAATAAAGATTTACTTTCCGTAACAATCACTCTTCTACCACCCGACGTTTTGATTTCATATAATACTTCGCCTGGGTCGTGTCGAGTAATTGCAGTGATTTCACCCCAACTTACATTGCCATCTTCGTCTGTTGTTGGAATATAGACTGTGTTGTCTGGCAAATTCATCAGTTCCATATTTCTTTCTTTAAAGTGTTGAATGTTTTTACCATTATTGGTTGCTTGATCCAATTGTTCGTCAATCCATCTTCCAATTTCTGTATATTTAGGAGAGTGGTTCTCAATAATAATAATGGGTGTTTCCCAAGTAACGGATTTTACAGCGGTATCAATCAGACCAATACGCCCCGCCATCGCATGAAAGAAGAGTTCCTGAGATGTCAAGCCCGAAATATAGGAGTTTTCAATGAATCCACGGGCATTGGCGGAATCATCGAATTTACTGAAATGGGGCAACGTTCGACTGTCGAACCCGTAAGGAATCCGTTTTCCATCCACATCTTGTTGTCCCAAACAGGCAATCATTTGTGTGATGTTTACCAGTGTTCCCTTGGAACCGCAATTTACAATCATGACGAAACGATTGTCTGCACTCAAACTATCTTTGGCAATTTCCGACGTTTTCTCGCGAGCTTTATTCAACAGATTATGAACGCGGGATTCAAATTCCACCATACTTGTAGTTGCCGTTATATTCTTGAATATTCCAAGATGCACTTCATTCATAATATTCTCCACTTCTGCTTTCTTCTTTTCAATCTCCACTTGAATCTGCATATACGTATCTTTATCGGCAATCAAATCACTAATACCCACACTATAGGAACTTGTCTTCATGTATTCTGTAATGATGTTTTGGAAATTGTCGATGAATTTTACTGCATTCATGTTCCCGAAATCATTGTGAATACGATGGATTAAACCCTTGTTTCCACCATTCATCACACTCTTGTTTATTTGTCCGCGGATATATTTGCCATTGCGTATCTCCAAAATATTGTTTGATGTTTCGTCGTCTACTTTCTTGTTGAATGCAGATGTCTTGTATTCAAGTGTCATGGGTGGGAGAACCTGCGAGATAATATCGAAATTTGTAATTTTACCCTTGTTTAACTTTGCGCTTTCTTTCAACATGTGGACGTTGACATCTGGAAACATCATCAGTAAATTCATCGCCTTGAGTGGGTCGAAATGGATGTTTTTTCGGGTGAATCGATATGAACCGAGGAGTGAATCTTGCACGATACCAATGACTGGACTGTTGCTTCGCGGGTTGACCAATTGATACGGAATCGCTGCCAAATGTCTTAATTCTGTTTCTGCTAATATATTTTGGGGGAAGTGGGCGTTCATTTCCATGAACTGTTTTACAGATTGCTACATTCTATTTTTTTCAAGAATTGTAACAATCACCTCGTCTTTCGTCCGAGGATCGGACTTTACCTTGAGCCCCATCTGGTTGATTAGACCATCATTTGGAACCTGCGAACATCAAGTCTCTGAACCTTACCCATACTCTCATCATAACGAGGTTAGGGTCTTGGCTGCGGATTGCCTAATATTTGACGTTTTTACCATTGGGTTCGGTCATTACCCGAGTTCCCCCTTCCAATGTTTCCATCATAAATACTTTGTATTTACTAAATACTTTGTATTTACTTGAAGGGGTGGTAGTCAAATCTCTAAAGGGTTTCCCGCAATTTGAACGCATTGCCACTTAATTAATTCTTTAATAAATTCAGTTGCTCGATTTTTTGTTTCTTCAAGAGTTTCATATTTTCCAAAGAATGCGGTTTTGATTCCATCAATTACAACACGAATATATTCATTTTTATTACGTTTTATTTGAATATATTTTTCAATGTTGCTTACATCAACAACCACGTTTTTAAAAAGATTAAATTTGGACGAGTAATGTTGTTTCTGGGATTTCATCATTTGCTCTTTACGGACAGAAATGTTCTGTTTTGCAAATTTCAATCCTTGAGAAATTAACAATTTTGTTTCTTCGCTTCGTTTCATGATACGCGGTTCTTTGATGATAGGCAAAGGAACAAAATCACTATCATTGATAGTTATCTTTTCTCCTTTCACACACCCTCTTTTTTGACCCCCATCTGTTAAGTTATATCCATTTGGGTATTTAGTTTGCACTTCTAAAATATACTTTGTCTCATAAAAATCCAATTCTTCAATACGACATTCTAATAATTTTTCACAAATGAAATTATCAGAACCATATTTACGAATACTTGAATTTAAATATCTACTATTGTTTGGTTTAGTAGATTTTGATTCAGAAATATGATCTTTGAACCGCCCAATATACCCAAATGGTCTATACTTTCCATGATTTAAACGATGACTTCTCGTTTGTCCAATATAATTTTTGTTCGTGATTGTGTTTGTTATTTTGTAAACTTCCCCAATAACCTTATGAAACTCTTCTTTTTCCAAAATCATACTCCTTCATATGTCGAGCAACCTTTATATTATTATTGAAAATTAAATGACTAGTAAGTTATATTTATTCAAATTATCCGCCCGAATAATAGAACAAGTAGATATTCCAATGTTTCCCCCTCCAAGTTTTATCTACAACTTGAAAAGCATCTTACTGTTGGCAACAAAATTTATCGCCGTCAAACGTTGTGTTTTACAGATTGCTATTCCTAACCAAAGGATTCTAACAATCACCTGCACTTTCGATACAGGACCAGACTTTACCTTATGCCTTATCAGGTTCATTACGCCTTCATTTAAGACCCATGATCATCAAGTCGTTGAACCTTACCCGTGCTCTATGAATAAAGAAACCATTCGATTCTGCTCCGTAGCATTTACGAGTGGGGAGATTTCTTTAGAACTTCTTTTTGAGAAATTATACGAGTTTAGGGTCTTGGCTGCGGATTGCCCAATCTTCAACGTTTTTACCTTTGGGTTCGGACATTAACCGAGTTCCCTCTTTGATGTTTCCATCATAAATATTTCGTATTATTTTATACTTCGTATTTATTCGTAAGAGGTGGTAGTTGAAGCTCTAAGGGGTTTCCCGCAATTTGGTCATGTTGCTCAGAAAACTACAAGTATTCTGAACTAGGAGGTTACACGCTTTTAACGCCTCCTGTTGCCAACAATTTTATCAGCATTATACGGCGCACAATCCGCTACATTCATTCGAAATGTATCTCCAACATACATAATTTTGGCAATGTGTCCCATCATTGACATTCGGTGCAAAGACGGTTGTCGATTGAACAATACCACGTCCCCGTCCATAATGTGCCGATGAACCACATCCCCAACTTCCAATTGAATCGTATCTAAATCGACATTGCGCAACGAAATGGGGTCGCTGTTTCCCTTTTTCTCCAATGTCTTGGCACCCGGATACACATCAGGTCCATTTTGCACCAATTTCATCAGAAATTTGACATTTTTCAAATTCACTGTAATGGGTTTCGTCAAATTCTTTGCTATTTTTAGGGGCACTCCGAGTTGTGTAATGGATAAATTCGGGTCGCCTGTAATGACTGAACGAGCACTATAGTTGACTCTTTTACCCATTAGATTCCCACGAATACGTCCCGTTTTCGAATTGAGTCGCCCCATAATACATTGCAAAGGTCGCCCCGACCGCTGTGTTATAGGAACCGACCCCTTTACTTTGTTATTTACCACCATAGCAATATAATACTGCAATACGAGGGTCACACTTTCAATCACATTTACGGGTGCATTGTCTTTGATTCTTTTCAATAAATCCAAATTTGTTCTTACTATATTGCTGTATAAATGTGTCAAATCGTCTTCCGATCTTTGCTGGGCGTCGTGTTTGACCGAAGGGCGCACTGCTGGAGGGGGAACAGGTAAAACCGTGCAAACCATCCAATCGGGACGAGACCATTTCGGATGAAACCCCATAAACAATACGTCCTCGTCACTGATGCGTTTGAAAATCTGCAAGACAACTTCGGGGGTAAATTTCATTGTCACATTTTCCTTGTCATTATTTTCATTCACTTCGATGTTTTCCCAGATGGCAACTATGTTTGCCATTTGTTCTTGTTTAATTTTATCGGGCTGTTTATTGCCACATCCGTCCAAATTGTCATTTCCACATCGCTTCACTTTGGCGCTTTGTTCATATACGTATTTCCAGCGGTCTTCCGCCGAATAATGAATGATGTGTTTGTGTTTTGATTTGTCGATTAATAACTTGCTACATTTGAAACATACACATTTACATATTTTCATTATTTCTTTCAGATGTTGAATAAAGAACACAGGTCTTGCTAATTCGATATGACCGAAATAACCGGGGGTTTCAATATAGGTCAATCCGTCCGTGGGACAAATTAGACCGGATTCCAATACTCCCATACGTGGGTCAAACAATCCGCCAATCACTGGTTTATTATCCTTATATGTATCACGCGAAGTGATTTCAACGACTGAATTGCGTCGGATTTCTTCGGGTGATAGAGTGCTAAATTGAATTCCAATGATTCTGGACGAATTGTTATATTCGGGTTTTGATGATTGACTCATGAAACTATAATATATATAATACATTATTTATATTGTTATTTTGAATTCAATTTTTATGGGGCACTACTTATTAACCACCAAAGGCGCCAAGGGCTCGCACAAGGCCGTCAGGCACTGACGTGCCTGCCTTTGGTCTGGACGAGTCCAGACTTTGGGGCTCGCGTAAAGATTGCAAAGCGACCTCTTCCCTTTTTTCAATGAGCTTTATAAGGATTCTTGTTTCTCTCGAATTACATTTATAATATTTGTTCTATGAGAGAAAAGTAAAAATGACATGATACAAATCATTGTTTCTCTCACCCCCTTTTATTGACAATAAATGAAAATATTTCAAGATATTAGATAAAAATTGAAATAAAAGTATTTAACTATTATAAACAAGCAATAATGACAACAACGATGACACATTATCAGGTGAATTCAATTACCCCTACAACATGTAATTTCTCTGATGATTTGAAAGAAAAAATAACACAACAAAATAAATTAACTGAATCAGATATTATTTATATTTTCAATAATGATGGAATATCAAATACAAAAAATGTATTAACTGGAAATAAAATAGTTGGGAATAGTAATTTGAATGTTCTTTATAAAAATCCCGACAATGAGAATAATCGCTACGATAAATTAGAAAACGAAATGAAAGAAATGAAGAAACAAATCGACGAATTAAATGAAAAAGTAAATAGTTTAGACACCATTATTATAAATGAATTAGTTGAAAAAATTATCCGTAATACAGCAACAAATATTATTTTATTCTTTTTAGGAGAAGAACCAAATCCAAACAAGCCATCTCATCGATTCAAAAACCCAGAAAATATCAATAAACTTGATAATATTATTAAAACCAATGATTTACCGTATGATGCCGAAAAATTAGGGGTAAAATTTGATGAAATTATTAATCGTAGAAATATCTGTATTCATCCATGTTCTTTAGATAAATTAAAAAATGATGTTGATAACTGTCGTAGTTATATTGATATGTATCCGAAGTTAACGAAAAAATTCATGTATGAAGCAATTATTATAGAAAATTACGAAAAATTTTAGAATATATTATTTGATAAACCATGATATAAATTTATTAAATATATCATATCTTTATCTCAACTTAGCTCAGTTGGTAGAGCACACGACTGTAAATCGTGTGGTCGCTGGTTCGATTCCAGCAGTTGAGAATTTTACAATATTTTTCTATGCTATTTTTAATTTGTTTCTCTCGAGAACTCTTTATAAAAATTAAATAAATAAAAATAAATAAATAATGATTAATACTATAATGCAAAGTAATATAGTTGAACTAAACGAAAAATTGAATTCAAATAACCGTAAAATTAATACTTTAATGAATATAAATGATGAAGAAGTGGATATTTTGAAAATGAATAAATTAGAATTATTAGAAAAATGTAAAAAAATAGGTATTACAAAATATACTTCAAAAAATAAACAACAATTAATTGAACTTATCAACTCTTGCGAACGTATTGATACCAATGAGAATATTCGACCATTAAATGTGATTGACCTATTTTGTGGATGTGGAGGAATGTCAAAAGGTTTAAGCGATGCTGGATTAAATATAGTTGCTGGAATAGATATTTGGGATAAAGCAGTTGAAAGTTATAATAAAAACTTTGAGCACAGAGCATATTGTCAAGATTTAACACAGTTACCCCCAGAAAAATTTAATGAATTATACAATACAGATAATAAAAACATTGATATTTTGGTTGGAGGACCACCCTGCCAATCTTTCAGTATTGCAGGAAAAAGAGATAAGAATGACCCAAGAAATGCTCTATTTATGGAATATGTTAAATATCTTGATTATTTTAAACCAAAAGCCTTTATTATGGAAAATGTAATTGGGATGCTTTCAAAGAAAACATCAAATGGCGAAAATGTAATTGATATTATAATGGAACAATTAAACAGAAACTATAATTGTATCATTAATAAATTATATGCAAGCGATTTTGAAGTTCCACAAAATAGGAGACGCACCATAATTATAGGGGTTAGAAAAGATCTGAATATAATACCAAAGCCACCCGAACCAATTATAAAAATGGCAAATGACAGAATACCTGTTAAAAATATATTAATATCCAAAAATGATATTGATAAAAAATATTATTTAAGTGAAAAAGCATTAGCAGGTATTGCAAATAAAAAAGAAGTAAATAAAGAAAAAGGCTTTGGATTCGGAGCACAAATGTTAGACTTTGAAAAACCGTCATACACTATTCCTGCAAGATATTGGAAAGATGGGTATGACGCTTTAGTAAAATATAATGATAATGAAATTAGAAGATTAAGTATAATAGAACTAAAACGAATACAAAGTTTTCCTGATAATTATATAATTGAAGGGTCGAATAAAGACATTATTATGCAAATTGGAAATGCTGTTGCTTGTCGGTTTGCTTATCATTTAGGAAGGTATATAATCAACACTCTTCAATAATTAATTCATCCCAAAAATAAGACCCTCTAAAATGTGAATAATTACGAGTATTTCCATCATACATTCCACTGTCGAATATAATTTTTTCATTTTTTAGACAATCTATGAAATACTCAAAATTAAAAGGCTTACCAAAGCAAATTTTTTCATATTTATTTTCTATTTTTTTACAAATAAAGAATCCCTTTTTGTTAAATTTATTGTTAATGTGCTGTGTTAATTTTGGTCTTCTCCATAAAGCAATTACAATATTATCATTTTGCAAAAATAATGGAAAATTTGTTTTTACTATTCGTGTATCTTTTGAAAATGAATAGTAAATAAGTATGTGATTATTTTCAGTTATTTTTAGTATTTGTCCGTTAGAGTTCCAAGTGTTATATTTTGGAACACACTTTCCAGACCACGAATACCTGTTATTTTTACTTGGGTTTGGATTTCCAAATATATTGATAAATTCGGTTCTATTTACTTTATTTGAATCTGTCCAATTATTTATTTTATTTATGTAATATCTTTTTTTTGAAAATAAATATTCACTTGCACTGAAATCACCAAGTGTAATTTTCTTTGAATATTTTTTCATTTCGTATCCGTTTATATCGGGTTCATTCTTTGCATTATGTTTGATTCCCATTTTTGTTTCTAACCAATGACCTTCTTTTCCGTCATGGTTTATTCCCCCTGAACATATATAACAAGAACCTCTAACATTGTCATTGAATTTTTCTATTATTTTATTTTTATTAACATCTAAGTATAAATCGTCATCATTTTCTGAATTCAGTTTATTTGTATATACGATGTGTATACTAACATTAAAGTAATTCAATTTTTATAACATTATAATTTTTCTTGTTTTCTCAAATCCTTAATTGAGAGAAAATGAAGTAACAATATAAAATATTTAGGTTTATCACAATCAAAGATTATAATCTTTGTTGAGAGAAAAAAAATACAACAATTAAAAAGGAAGGAGTTTTTTGCAAAAAACAAGAGGACACAAGGCCGTCAGAGCCTGACGGCTCAGCCTTTGGAACCTTGGTTTCCTCTAAAATTGAAGTTAAAAATATATGAATAAATACAGTAAATGGTAAAAGAAACAAATGTAAAATATTCAAAAAATGTCAAGGATACGAGAGAAGAAGGAGTGGATAAATTCTATACTGTTCCATCTTGTTCCAAGCGCTGTATTGACAAGGTATTTGAACTCTATGATGTAAATATTCGAAAATGGGATTTGATTATTGAACCAAGTGCGGGAAATGGTAGTTTTTTGAATCAAATCCAGACAGAAACCCCCATTATAGGAATAGATATATTGCCCGAACATCCAATCATTGTAAAACAAGATTTCTTTACATATTCACCCCCTCAACAATATAGTCAAATTTTAGTGATTGGCAATCCACCCTTTGGTAAAAACAGTTCTCTCGCCATTCAATTCTTTAATCATTCGGCACAATGGGCTCAAGTCATTGCCTTTATTATTCCGCGAACATTTCGAAAAGTAAGTGTTCAGAATAAATTGAACGTGATGTTTCATTTAGTCTATGATGAAGAAATACCCGTAAAACCGTGCCAATTTTCACCGGAAATGATGGTGAAATGTTGCTTCCAAATTTGGGAACGGCGAGACATTGAGAGAGCCATAGTCGATTTACCGACTACACATCCAGATTGGGAGTTTCTGAAAATGGGGCAACTTGATTCAAGAGGACAACCTACCCCTCCTATAAACGCCGATTTTGCAATGCGCGCCTATGGTGGAAAAATCGGCGAAATAAAAACAGAGGGGCTTGAAAACTTGCGACCGAAAAGTTGGCATTGGTTCAAATCGAATATTGATAAAAAAAAACTGGTAGAAACATTCAATAAATTGGACTATTCCGCCAGTTTAAATACGGCAAGGCAAAATTCAATGGGGAGAGCCGAGTTGGTTGCATTATACACTTGTTTCCGCGAATTAAGTATTCAGACATCCTTCCAGCAAGTCCCGTTCATAAACTCTGAATTGTAAAAGTTCCTTCCAGCATCTGTCGCCATATTTTGGACGAATCGCATATTCTTTATTATTTATCGGGTTATTCAAATCGTCGCACGTGATTGCACCTAATTTGTGTATAGTTCCATGGGCATAACTGCCATATTCTACGATTATTTTTTTCATCTCTGTTTTATTCAACTTGAAAATAAATAACTCACCGCATCCCTCTATATTTTCATCATCAATGTAATACGCAGTTAATATGTATTCGCAATTATGATTTATTCTTAATTGAACATAATTGAATCTATTATGTTTAATCCCACCGTTTGAGATTTTTATTTCAAAATTTGTTTGATTCAATCCACTCGATTGTAAATCCCCCAAACATAATGATGAATTATTTTTCGTCATTTTATATTTTTCTTTTATGTAATTCTCGATGAGTGGACCCGATACTTGACCTGACAATTGATGGATTTTACAATATATATGTGCTTGTTTCAAATTCGTCTGTTTTATTATTTCTATTTTGTGATTGTTTTTTGAAGTTTCCAGAATATACTTTAGTGTTTGTTTGATTCCATTTGTGAACGTTTCTTCCATATATGACTCAAGTTTTTGCCAGTTTTTAAATTCAATTTTTAGAGGAAACCAAAGTTCCAAAGGCTGAGCCGTCAGGCTCTGACGGCCTTGTGTCCTCTTGCTCCTTCCTTTCTTGTTTAGTCAATTAGAAGCGTTGGATTTATCAGATTGTTTGAATTTGAAAACTTTAATTTGTCATTCAAATCAATTGGAAACATTGAATGTATCAAATTGTTCAAATTTAGAATATTTAGAATGCGATTTGAATGAATTGAAAATTCTTGATTTGTCGCATAATGATAAATTAACATACTTATGCTCGTGTTTGGTTATTTCTGAATTCAATGATGACTTTATTGATAATAATATTGAATATTGCAAAGAAAACAACTATCAACAACCATTGCTCAAATAGGGGAATGCAGAATTGAGGGGTCCCGCAAAATTGATTTGAATATATCTATAATAATAATACAACATATTATAGATGAGTGATAAGAAACTAACAATTCAACGTCGCAACAAAAAAGTCGTGGGAGATAAAACCAATGAAAAAGTGAATATCAAAAACATGAACTACGATGACGACGATGATGTTGACGCCGACGATTCTGATTTTGAAACAATTGATTCAGATGAAGACAATGACGACGATGAAGATGAAGATGACGACGACGATGACGACGAAGATGATGACGAAGATGACGACGAAGAATTATCCAGTTATCATTCGTTCGATAAAACAAATGACCCAGTATTGAATGATATTTTAAAAAGTTATAAATTACACAAACTCATTTCAAAATTGTATCCTTCCAGATTTATCAATGAAAAAGTAGATTGTGAAAAAAAACAAATTAACAATATCAAAAAATCAAAATCAAAAGTAAACTCAAAAGTAAACTGTAGAGAGAAGGATGACCAAGATGACAGCGACGATGAAGATAAAAGCGAAGACGAGGACGACGACGACGATGAAGACGAAAAACATGAATACAAAAGCAAAAATAAAAAAAAGAATATTAAGGAAAAGAAATTAAAAGAAAAAGTTGAAAAAACAGAAAAAGTTGAAAAGGATTTTAAATTTGTTTTCAATTTGGGTGAATTGGATGAAGATTATAACAGCGAATATGAAAGCGATTATGATGATGACGAAAAAGATGAAACGGGAGAGAAAAACCAAGATAGCGAAGATGATGAAAAAATATTCATGAAAGAAACATATAAACCAAAATCCAATCCAAAATCAAATGATAATACACCAAAAAAAGGACAAAACAAAAAGGAAAAACGTCGAGATAAACAAAATAGTAAACAGAATGAAGAAATGGACGTCAAGATGGAATATACGCAACTTTATGAAATGAAGATGGACGTTTTAGCAAAACTGGAGAAAACCCCAAACAACAAATATTACAAAAAACAGCTCCTAACTGTGAAAAAAGATATTAAAACATTCATCGAAACAAACCGCAAAAAGAATACAAAGGAGTTTTATAAATTAACCCACGCCGACCGAAAAAAGAAAGGAGAAATCGAATATTTCGAGAAAAACTTGTCTCATGTCGAACAAGAGAAAATCATTCATCAATTAAAGAAAGTGAATGAATCGTTGTATGTTGATAAACCTCATCGACTGGCTCTTTTAGAATCAAATATCCCCGAAAATGTAAAGTCGGTTGCACTCCAAAAATTGAATACACTGAAAATGATGGAGCCTGGAGACCCCGAGTATTTCAAACTAAAGAATTGGGTCGACGCGTTTATGAAAATCCCCTTTGAAAAAATGAAAAATTTAGATGTAAATATCGATAATGGCATCGACGCGTGCCACGATTTCATGGAAAATGCATACAATATACTGAATGAATGCACATATGGTATGACAGATGTGAAAATGCAAATTATGCAATTGGTTGGTCAATGGATCACGAATCCAGATGCGATTGGAAACGCAGTTGCCCTAAAAGGGAGTCCGGGTGTAGGCAAAACCATGATACTAAAAAACGGTATTAGTAAGATATTGGGAAGAGATTTTGTTTTCATTCCACTGGGTGGATGTGCGGATGGTAGTTATTTGGAAGGTAATTCTTACGTATACGAAGGTTCGAGCTATGGTAAAATTATACAATCTATTATTCAATGTGGGTCAATGAATCCAATTATTTACTTTGATGAACTGGATAAAGTAAGTGATTCGGCAAGAGGACAAGAAATCATCGGCATTTTAACCCATTTAACCGACACAACACAAAATAGTAGTTTTCACGATAAATATTTCTCGGACGTTGATTTTGATTTGAGTAAATGTTTGTTTATGTTTAGCTATAATGATGAGAGTATGGTAAATCCAATTTTGAGAGATAGAATGTATAAAATTACGGTTCCGGGGTATCAAGTGAAGGAAAAGATTATTATTGGACAGAAATATTTAATTCCTAAAATTCTTGAACAAATCAAATTTGCCAGCGAAGACGTTAAAATTCCGGATAATGTTCTCTCATACATCATAGAGAATTTTACAAGTAAAGAAGAGGGTGTGAGAAATCTTAAACGATGTCTTGAAGTCATTTATACAAAATTGAATTTGTTTCGTTTGATTAAACCAGAAACGAAAAGTTTCTTTACGGATACAATCAAAACTAAAATTACCTTTCCTTATAGTGTGACGAGCCAAGATGTTGATGTGTTTATTAAAAGTGAAATGAGTAAACCTACTGGACTATCACTCTACATCTAAGTAGGGAAACCTACGGTTTCCCCTACCAAAGGCGGGCTCCAACGGTTGGGTTTGGGGCACGTCCGTGCCCTATACCCCTGCCCCAAAGGCGGGCTTTGCTCCGCCAAGCCTTGCGCGCCTGAGCCTTGTGCGACCCCTTCCCTTCTCTAATGAAGGAGCAAGAGGACGCAAGTCTTGGCTATAGGGGGCTATAAGGGGACTTTATTCCCCGAAGCCCCGTAATGCCAAGACTCGCCTTTGGAACCGTAGGTTTCCTCTAAAATTGAAATTTTTTTCTGATGTTTTCGAGAACAACTTAAAAATGGAAATAGATGATAATGACCTAAAAGCAGAGATTGAGAGAATACGTGAATCTGCGACTCTATACGTAGATGAAAACACCAAAAATTCGGTTTATCCGAATCAATATCGCGCATTTTCCAAGATTTTAGAATCAGCAATGTTAAATAAACCGTATATTTCTTTGGTTGCGCAGATGCAATCCGGAAAAACGGACACATTTATACTCACTGCTTTTGAATTTCTACGATTAAACATTGTGAATCATGTGGTGATTTTCTCGGGAAACAGTGATTTAGAATTGAAACAACAACTGAAAACAAAGATTGACGAGTTTTCTTTTAAATATCAAAACTGTCTCGTCGAGCGTTTTAATATATCGCACCGTGAAGCCCAAGAATTCTATACAACAAACAAGCCAAAAATTCGAATTGTTTGGGGCAGTGAATTAAAAAAGGTTAAATTGGATGAAAAACACCATACATTGTTTATTTGGGAAGAATCACATCATGCCCAAAATGTGGATATGTTGCCTGCCGAGTTCATTAAATATGCCAAGATATCACCCTGCGGAGAAATCGCAAATCCAGAAAATTTGGCAAATCAACCACAAGTGACACAAGGGACACAAGGGTATTTGAAACAGAGAAATTACTTCATTTCCGTATCCGCGACCCCGTTTAGCGAAATTGCAAACATCTTGTTGAAAGGTCAACAAAAAGAGATTGTTTACATTAAACCCGCCTATGGGTACAAAGGTGTGGAATACTTTATGAAAAAAAAATTGATTCTTTCCCACACAAATGAAGAAGGTGATTTATCAAAAGCAATCAAGGAGGCAGAAGAGCGTTTCCCAAATGATAAAAAGATGTATGGAATTGTTCGCTGTCAATGCGAAGACAATTTTATACGTGTTGCAAACAAATGTGGATGGACTGTGAAATATTTCAATCAAGAAGTCAAAGACATCGAAATTGACTGTTCTGCCGAACCAACAGAAAATACACTGATTTTCATAAAGGGTGCTTTACGGATGGGAAAGGAGGTATGCAAAAAACACATTGGTTTTGTATTTGAAACCAGTGAAAAGCAAAACACAGATACTATGTTGCAGGGGTTGTTGGGGAGGATGTGTTCATTTGAACCAATTGATCACGTTCGTATTTATATTCACGCAAATTGCAAGATGAGAGGATTGGAAAATTACGTGGCTTTTACAAAGTCTTTGGCGGAAAATACCATACCCACCATTTTACCAACAAATGCAATGAATATGAAACTACAAAAAATGGAAGTCACCACAACACCTTCTGGATTTTCAGCTACATGCCCTATATTTGTTCCTGGAATACACATTACCGTTTCACCCACAGACCCTTTCCACGCGTGTATATCATCCATCTTCAATGACATTGACAACTTCATCTATAGTGATGTTGTCAATAAAAATTCGGTTCAAATAAAAGAAGAAATATGTGGTCGATTAACTGAAGAACATGCTTCCTATCATATTTCTTGTCGAAAATTAAGCAAAGTGTCAAATAAAAAACGACTCGCAAAAATGTGGAATGCAGTAGAGAAGGGAATCGAGTATCATTCCACAATGGCAAATGAAAATACCGTCTACTTTTGGATAGTAGATGAAGTTTTACCCGAATTTAGAATATTTAACGTAAATGTGAATGATGTATTTATTGAATTCAAAACGAAAGTCCCACTCACCTTACCAAGAGAAACCGATATATCCTATGAATTTGGAACGAGTGGCAATGAAGTCTTTGCGTAGAGTAGGGGGAAGACAAAAGGAAGGGGTGGAAGACAAAAGGAAGGGGTCGCACAAGGCTCAGGCGGGCAAGGCTTGGCGGAGCAAAGCCCGCCTTTGGGGCAGGGGTGCAGGGCACGGACGTGCCCCAAACCCAACCGTTGGAGCCCCAAAGGCTGGACTCGTCCAGACGAGCCCTCGGCGCCTTTGGTAGGCACTACGTAGTGAGAAGCGAAGCGACGGGGCTATAAGGGGACTTCAGTCCCCGAAGCCCCTTAACCTTGGTTAATGCGTAGCGCCCTACTTTATAGGTAATCACACACAACTGCAATGTATTTTTTTTTGTTGTCAAGAACCATTTGAAAAGGTTTTCCACATCCATAAATGAGTTTTTGGCTAAAGAGATTATCACATTCAACTTTTGACAGGTGTGGCGGTATTTGTTCTAAATTATCCTTGAAAATGCCACATCTGAATATAGAACAGTTTATTTCTATAATTTCACACATTTGCTTACAATGAGGACACTCTATAATGAACGATTCTCTCTCCATATAATGTCAAAATATAAAGGCGCTTAAGACTTCGTTTTATTCGCTCCCTGACCGTCGGACGCGATAAGGGGGGCGAATAAAACGAAGTCCTTGCGTGGTTCCTCTACAATGCAACAGGTATTATTATTTCTTCTTCATTTTCATCATTTTTACCGTTTTCAGATTTTCCACGATTAACATTTTCGCCTCTATCATCATCATGACCATCACTATTATAGCGAATTACTTTTTTTATATTTGTATCATCGACATTTGTAGTATATTGCATAATTGTATAATTACACAAGTTATAAGAGTTTGCAACCACATTCATCATAGTTGAATATTTTGAGGATAAAATGAGTGTTTCGGCTTCTTCGTATTGAATAGAATACCACCAAAAAGGAGGTATAAACAACATATTTCCGGATAAAACGTCAAAATCAAGAAACTGTATTCTCTCAAATTCATCCTTGTATTCTTCTTGAATGATCCAAATGTTTAGAGGTGAGTAAAAAATATAGGAATAATAATCCCTTGTTTCATATAAATATTTCTTGCTTTTATAAGGTGTCATTTTTACCCGTATTTTTCCTCTTGTAACATAGAGGAAATGGTTATATTCTGTATTGTATTGTAACATGGTGGATGAATTTTTGGAGCCAAACATCAGATCTCTCGTTTTGCAAATAGTCAAATTTGGTTTAATGAATTCGTCCAGTTCGTCATAGTGGTTCTCTAAAAAAGTATCATTTATGAAATCAGAATTGGAATCACTAATATAATGCGAACGAGTATCCGAAGTCAATAGTTTGAGAGAACTTTCTAAAGATAGTGGAACACCTATATTTCTATGAATATTTGGTTCTGTGTCAATACTTTTGTTGTAAAAATCGTGTGTATCTTTGATATAAACGTTTTTTTTACCATATTTATTTGCCAAATCGTCGATTGTGTGGCGTTCGGGTAAAATGGATGAAAATTCAAAAATAATGGGTTGTTTTGATTTACATACTTGTTGTAAATGTGCGCAATCAGTATAGTCAATTTCATAAATCTCTAATTCTTCACCTTTCTTGTATTGTTCCACCAGATGTAAATATATCAAAACCACAATTATAAAAATGAAAACAGTCCATAACATTACATTATAATGATATCATTTCGCGCATTTATTAAACGCAATAGTAGGATTATTTTGCGAAATAGATTATCTGGGGAATTATACGAGAAAGGAATGGTTTGAGGAACTGGAACGGGTAGAATTGGTGCGTTTGTTGAATGATATGAAGGATCAGTGGAACCGCGGAAATATTCTGCCATTATTCAAGAAAGAAGTGTGCACAATAACGGGAGATCCATTTTACAATATATATATAAATGGTCACCGAACAACAGAGGAAATAAGGATGGGGTGTTTGATAGGAATGGAGAATCTGGTATTTACGGGAAAGAATGAAGAAGCACGTCGAATGGGGTGCATGTATATACTAATGAGTATGGTGCAAGTATCAGAAAGAGTGAGAGAAGCAATGCCATGGTTATTATAGAGAAAACGATGATAATTGTATGATGTTTTCCCATTTCTCTCAACTACGTAGTGCGACATTATAGAAATATTGATAGAAGAGGATAATAATTGTATGATGTTTCTCCCTTTTTCTCTCAAATACATTATAGAAAATATTGATTCGAGAGAATGATAATAATTGTATGATGTTTTCCCATTTCTCTCAACTACGTAGTGCGACATTATAGAAAATATTGGTACGAGAGAAGATAATATTTCTATGATGTTTTCCGTTTTCTCTCAAATAGACATTATAGAAAATATTGATACGAGGAGAAGATGATAATTGTATGATTTCTCTCAACTACATAATATAAATATTGATAGAAGAGAAGAAGGATAATAATTGTATGATGTTTAACGTGCGCTTCGCTAAGGACGCATAGCGTCCGAGTCGGGGCGAATAAAACGAAGTTTTAAGCCCCGTGTTGTTCTACTGTTT